TCTTCATTGGTAAGTCTTTGTTTACTTCTGCCAATGTCTTAACCATTCTGTAATTTAAATCTTGTTGTCTAGTCATAAGACGAAAAAGGCAGGCGCCGAAGCGCCTACCCTCAGTTTCGGTTAAGTTATGCTGAAGCAGCGTAACCTTGTGTACCGAATAAAGCAGTTTGTCCAGCTGCGATTACAGCTTTTGATGGAGTTCCTACTCTGTAAGATACGCCAGCTGATGTTCTATTTTCATAAATCATCATACCTTCGTTTCTTAGTTTGCCAACCATTTGAGCTGGTGACCTTAGGTCAAATTTAGTTCTTAGAGATTTCCAAGTTACTGAATTTCCTTTTGCGAAAAGGTTTCTTACCTTTTCAGTTTTTGTAGCTTTAGCCATGTTTATTTTCTCCTTTGATTTAAACATATTGTTCATAATGTATTGTAGCATAATTGCTCCTTTTCAAGTTTTGCGTTAAGTCGCCACTATTCGACAAGGCAAGCGTACATCTGTAGTTGCTCTGTCTGAATTCTTTAATTATCATTCTCAGGATCCGGTTCAAAGTCTGGTGTAAATGTGACTTCGCCATTTTCTATATCCGTCAAATCTCTAACTTCATCTTTAATGTCATCTGACAATGGTGCCTGTGGTTTTGCACCAGGCAGTACCAAGTCATATCGACATAAAGCACTTCTCTGACCGTTTGGTCCTTTTTTGACTTGTATCATCATATCTGACAAGTCTTGTGCTGGATGATGTTTTTTAAAATCTCTATAAATTAGACCTCGTATCGTATCAATTGCTAATGCAAGGTCTTTAGTAAAATTTACTTCTTTAGTTTTAATACCTGCATTAATAAACTTATCAATCAATGTGTAAGCAATGTCATCTGTGGTTGCCTCAACAAACTCTGTTGTTTGTTTTTCAACCATTCTGGCATGTTGCTCTGGATTGACACTGCCTATTTTACTTTTATTTCTAATCCTATCAGTAGGAAATAAAACAATCTTGTCATCACTCATCTATTTGTTCACCACTAGCAACAAACTCTTCATTGATTTTTTCACCTTTAAAGTTTACTTTACCTTTGTCTGAAAAATACTCAACTAATTGGTTATAACCACCTACTAGTTTATCATCAATCATAATTTGAGGCATGGTTCTTACTTGTTTACCAATCTCTTCAAACATCTCATCTGGTGTATGAAAGTCTTTGCCAAGCATCTTCTCTTCATATGCATGGCCAAGGTTGTTAAGTAAAGACTTTGCCTTTGTACAAAATGTACAATTAGGTTTACTGTATATTACTATCGCCATTTGTTTTCTCTTTTGTTAAGTTGTTAAATGCATCTGAAGCTTTTGCTTTCAAGTTGTATGCATCGGTAGCCATTTCAATATTATAGTTGTACATTTTATTGTACTCACCTAATGGCAACCTTAAACCAATCCATGCTCTGTAATAACCTTTTTTAGTTAAGGTCACATCTTGAGCAAAGATTTCATAACCTCTCACTGGTGTATCTTTGATAGAGTTAACTAAAACACTCTCTACCTCAGAAACAATTGTCTTAGTTTCTGTTTTACCAAGTTCTGTTATGAATTGTTTACTTTCTTTGTTCATCTTACCCATAATGATATCGGCCATTTCTGCTTTTGCCAACATCTTTGCTTTCTCTATAGCAAGATTTAAGTCTGGCGATACACTTGTTGCAACACCATAGATACACTGCCTGTTCTTATCTTTGTCTTTGACTTGACCTATAAGGTTCGTATCTAAGTTACAAGCTTCTGTTTCATTGATATTACTCATGTACCATTTTGGCACTGTATCAACCACATCTGATTTCTCATTCTTAATTTGATAAGTTGTAGAAGAACAAGCACTCATAAGCGCCAATGTACTAACTAGTCCTATCATTTTCAATTTATTCATTATTATTTTACCTTCTCTTTCATATTATAGAGTAATTCTTGTAGATTGTCAAGCGTGGTTTGAAGATAATTTATAAAATCTTCTCCAGACATGCTAGAATTTTGATATACAAAGATTACTAGAGCGATAATTATGATGTTTTTAAACATTACTTTCTCTCCCATTCACCGTCCTTGTTCATACATACTTTTCCGAACGACTTAAAAGCATGGCCAGACCTTGAATAAGACCTGCAATATTCTGGCGTATTGACATCTCTGTAGTAAAACTCGGCAAACATCTCCCAATAACCTGGACTGTCGAATTTGTTTCTACCGTCAGCACACTCCAAAATTTCTTCTTTAATAATTGTATCATTAATTTCTTTAATAATAATTTTAACATAACAATATTGTCCGTCAACCATCTCTGGATTTATTGACTTTATTTTACTATGATACACCTTTTCGCCTGAAATGGCAAGTGTGGAATACATCATAGAACAAAATAAGAACATTAATAACTTCTTCATCTCGGTAACTCCATCCATCGGCCATCTGGTAACATACATGCTGTACCAAAAACAACCTCTCTTTTTAGACCTCCTACACCAACCAGTGGCCATCTTTGTTTAATATCAACTGTTGCATTATAATCCTTACACTTTAAAGGACCTTTGGTGAATGATTGTGTAACTTTAATTATACCTGAATTACCAGTTTGTTGATTGTACCAATTTGTGTAACTCTGTCCGTTTGGTGAGTTATCTAAATGGTCTACGAATACTGCGTTGTGTACATCATAATCTGATTTGTACATAATCTCTGCACCTGCGAAAGCACCAATCAAGGCACATGCACCAGTTACATATGGGTCTGATACACCTAGTCCTACACAACCTGCAACACCACTTGTGCCACCTGCAACTGCACCTACTTGACTTCTACTGGCACTGCAACTAGCGAGAACCGGTAATAATAGTCCTAATAATACTAAACGCTGGATTCCACTTATTTTCATTTTCACTCTTTGTTGTTCTGGATGTGCATTGCGTAACTAGTAATACCAGAATAATCGCCATACTCACCCTCTTCATTTTTATCATTATCATAATCTGATTTGTCTTGTGATACCAAATGGCAATCTGCCTGTATGGTTTCAATTAAGTTTTGTATTCTAAAGTCCCTATCTTTTGATTTAGGGGTCTGATATTTCAAGACCCTTAATTCATCGGACATCTTTTTGATGGTGTCCACTTTATCACAAAACTGACTAATCTTGTGTAACATTTTCTCTTACTTTCGACCATAGGTCTTGTAACTTTAACTTCGTATTTTCAGTTTGTTCTTTTGCATCTGAAAAACTAGACTTTTGAAACTCAACAGTTTTTACCCATTCAGTTTTAAACCACTCTGTAACTGGATTTGCTTTTGCAACACCTGTGATAAACATAAATGCTAAGGCAATAATTCCTATTGATATCATATCTATTAACTTCATACTTTTCTCCCTGCTGTTTTAAGGTCTTCTTTACCGACTACCATGTAAGGACCTTTGTTATATGCTGGAACAATTGAGTATTGTTTAGATACTTCAATTCGTTCTTGTTGTTCTTTGTAGTCAATCGTACCACCACCTAAGTTGGTAGAATTTGATAAACTTGGATAATTTGGTGTTTCTCTAGTGTATGGTACCGATTTCAATGGCACACTTCTAGTTTTGATTTTTAACATACCGTGTCTATATTTGATATAGTCTTCTAAATTCATTTGTTTGTCGTGTAGATGTATCTTCTTCATATGTTTATTATGAAGTCTTAGGTCTTCATTGTATTGTGCCAACTGGTTGGCGGACAGGTTCTTTGCTTTCTTCCTGTTCCGCCTCAGTGAGCCACTTGATGTATTAGTGTAAATAATTGCCATAATTAACCGTCATATGCCTGTTCAGCCGCCATTTCATCTGGAGATTTACCAAAGACTTTCATGTAGAAAGTGAGCCTTGGATCCTGAGTTAGATAAACATTCAATAAGTTTTTGAAGTTAATGTTTACATAACTAAAGACTTCAGGCATTTTAGCTTCTAAGTCAATCATATCTTTTAGAAACTTAATTCTGTTGGTGTGTACTTTGTTGTCATCACCATTACCTAGTTTGGTATCTTTACTTTTAGCATCATTAAATTCAGTGTAAATGCTATCTTTGTCGTATCTAAATGTGTTTGTAGTCATATGTCCTTTTCTGTTTGTGTATTAATTGTTCTTATCCTATCAGAATTGGTGGATAATGGCAAGCGTAAAAAAAGCGTGTTTTTACTAGTTTTTCGACCATAGTCCGACCTTCGAGCAGCTCTTAAAGCGTCTCCTGGCGCATCCTGGCGCCTCGTTTTTTCGTGCTAAACGCAATCTGTGACCATTTTCTTTGGATCCTTAAAATCCAACTCTATTTGTTTAGCGGACTCT